ATGACGAAAGATAAAATAAGCGTGCCCGACACCCGTTTGAATGCGCGCACCCGGCGTCTTTTCCTCAACCATCTCGCCGAAACCGCAAATGTGGCGGCGTCGGCGAGAGCTGCGGGTGTTGGCAGCAGCGCCGTCTATGCCGAACGGCGGCGATCGGCGGGGTTTCGCGATGATTGGGCGCGCGCGCTTGGCGAAGGCTATGCGCGGCTGGAGACGGATTTGTTGGCCGAAGCCTTGCTGGCGGCCAATGGCAAAACGGCGGAGGCCACGTTGAAAGCGCGGGCGCAAAAGCATCGGTTGGCGATTGCGTTATTGAGCGCACATCGCGCCGCGGTGAAGGGCGCGCCGAGTGCGGTGACGCCTGCGCCTGTCTCGGCGGATTTGCCGACGCTGAAGGCGCAATTGATTTTGAAGTTAACCCAGATGCGCGAACGTGCGGAGCGGGCGAATGACGCAGCTTAATGCCCAGGCGCTGATGGCCATGCCCTATGAACAGATGGTTGCCTGCATCAAAAGCTGGAACCGCCACAAAATGGAGGTATCGCGCAGTTGGCGTTTCTGGCGGCGCGATGACCAGTTTGAGCCGGAGGGTGACTGGCGCACATGGCTGGTGATGGCGGGGCGCGGCTATGGCAAAACGCGCATGGGTGCAGAATGGGTCAGCGCGCTTGCCGCCGATTATCCCGGCGCGCGCTTTGCGCTAGTCGGCGCAACACTGAACGAGGCGCGGCAGGTGATGGTGGAGGGTGAAAGCGGCCTATTGGCGCTGCCCTTTGCCGAGCGCCCCGAATGGGAACCCAGCCTGCGCCGTTTGACATGGCGCAATGGAGCGACCGCCACGTTGTTTTCGGCCGCAGAGCCCGAAAGCCTACGCGGGCCGCAGCATGATTTTGCATGGGCCGATGAAATTGCGAAATGGCCCAATGGGATTAAGGCGTGGGACAATTTGATGCTTGGGTTGCGGCTTGGCCAACATCCCCGGATCATGGCCACCACGACGCCGCGCCCTGTGCCATTGTTGCGGCGATTGGTGCTGGAAAAGGGCTTGGCCATAACGCGCGGCCGCACGGCGGATAACAATATGCACCTGCCGCCCGAATATCTGGCCTCGGTGCGCGCGGCTTATGCTGGCACGCGCTGGGGCAGGCAGGAACTGGATGGTGAGCTGATCGAAGACGCGGCGGGGGCATTATGGTCCCGCGACCTGATTGAACGGCAACGCGTATCCAGCGCGCCCGATTTGAAACGTATCGTCATTGGCGTTGATCCGCCTGTGTCGGAAAATGGCGATGCCTGCGGTATTGTCGCAGTTGGCATTGGCGAGGATAAGAAAGCCTATGTGCTCGCCGACCACAGCATAGCGGGCGCATCGCCCGAACGATGGGCCCGCGCGGTGGCCGCCGCCGTTGATCTTTGGCAGGCGGACCGCGTGGTCGCCGAAGACAATCAGGGCGGCAATATGGTCGAAACCGTCTTGCGCGCGGCCGACCTTGCGATGCCCATCAAGCGGGTACACGCAAGCCGAAACAAGTCGGTGCGCGCCGAACCCATCGCCGCATTATACGAAGCGCGCCGCGTGTTTCACACAACTGCCTTTCCCGAAATGGAAGACCAGATGTGCGGGCTGGTTTCGGGCGGCGGATATGAAGGCCCCGGCCGATCCCCCGACCGCGCCGATGCGCTGGTGTGGGCCTTGACCGAACTGATGCTCGGCAAGGTCGAACGAACGCCGCGGGTTCGGCTGCTGTAATTTAAAGGACTGGAAACGATGAATATCTTCGGTTGGAAATCAACCGGGCGTGGCTTGCTGCGTCCGGCAAAAACGCGTGTGCAGCAGGATCGTCTATCGGGCATTCGCAGCTATGGCGTGCCAAGCCTTGGCGATTGGCCGCGCAATTATGAGGCGCAGATGCGCGAGGGCTATCTTTCAAATGCCATCGCCCAGCGTGCGGTTCGCTTAATTGCCGAAGGGCTGGCGTCGGCGCCGCTGACATCGACCAATGCGCACGCATTGCGGCTGGTGCAGGCAACGTCCGCCGGGCAGGCGTTGATTGAAACGGTGGCGACGCATCTGTTGCTGCATGGCAATGCCTATATCGAAATATTGTCGGGCATGGACGGGCGGCCAGCCGAATTATTCGCGCTGCGCCCCGAACGGATGACGATTGAGGCCGATGTGCGCGGCTGGCCCGTGGCCTATGTCTATAAGGCCGGTGATGTTGCGAACCGATTGCCCGCGGACAGCGTCATCCACATCCGGTCCATTCACCCGCTCGATGACCATTATGGTCTTGGCTGTCTGGGCGCGGCATCGGGCGCGGTGGCGACGCACAATGCGGCGACGCGCTGGAACAAGGCATTGCTGGATAATGCGGCGCGGCCATCGGGCGCTTTGGTCTATGAAATGGGCGAAAGCGGCACATTAAGCGGCGAACAATATACGCGGTTGAAAGAAGAGCTCGCCGCCAGCTTTCAAGGCGCAGGCAATGCCGGACGACCCATGCTGTTGGAAGGCGGGTTGAAATGGCAGGCGATGGCGCTGACGCCCGCAGAAATGGATTTTGCCGGATTGAAAGAGGCCGCTGCGCGCGAAATTTCGCTCGCCTTCGGCGTCCCGCCCGTGCTGCTTGGGCTGCCGGGCGATGCGACCTACGCCAATTACCGCGAAGCCAATCGCGCGCTGTGGAACCAAAGCATCATTCCCTTGGCGCGGAAAATGCTCGCCGCAATTGGCGAGGGCCTCGCCCCCTATTTTGCCGGTCTTCAACTGGACATTGATCTGGATGCCATCCCGGCCCTTGCCGAGGATCGCGAGCGATTATGGGCGCAAGTCGGCGCGGCTGACTTTTTGACCGCCGAGGAGAAAAGGGCCGCGGTTGGGCTTGGCCCGGTTGAGCCCGCGTCGGAGATATCGAACGAAACGGGTGTAACGGAATTCAAATTCAATCCGTGGCACGACACCGAAAACGGCCAATTTACATTTGCAGGCCAAGGGCAAAGATTTGCTGGCGGCGGCGGAAGCTTCGGCGGCGGCGGCGCTTCGGGTAGTTGGAGTAAGCCCAAGCAGAAAAACCCGCAAGTAAAGCCTAAGCCAAGGCAGAAGGTATCTGTTGCGCCGCTTCCATTGCCTATACCGAGGCGCCCTGCCGTTGTCACTTCACCAAAGACAGAACCCAAAAATATTCGGTTAACCGAACCGACCAGTTCACGTCCCGCAGATGTACCGAAACAGGTCAAACCAACCGGGACGCCGCCAGCGAAGCGCAGCACTGGGCTTTTGAAGGTTGCTGCGGCTGCTGCGGCTGCTACGGCTGCCGCGGCTGCGCGGGCGGCTGCGGCCGGGAAGATCGTCAGTTCAATTAAGGTCAACGGTTATGACTTTGGAACGGATATCAGCGACAGGACGGCATTGGCATCAGGGACGTTAAGGCGAGTTCCCGATCAACCAAGATCAAGAAGCGTACAAAAAAACGCAGGAAAACCGGACCGGCAACAGGACGATCATGGTGGACATTTTATTGCTCGCGAATTTGGCGGACCACCAATCCCGCAAAATCATTTTGCCCAAAGCGGATCGTTTAATAAGGGCGCATATCGACGATTGGAGCTTAAATTGCTCAAAAAGCTCAAACAAAACCAAAAGGTTGAGGTTGAAATTCGGGCGACATATAGAGGCCCATCGCGACGTCCGGATACAATCCGGGTAGATTATTACGTCGACGGAAGGCATTTTTTCAAAATTTTCCGCAACACGCCGAAAGGTAAATGAGATGGTGAATGTCACGATAGGGCCCATTCTCGAAGAAATCGGGCAGATCATTGCTGAACTAGTCGATGGGGATCCGAACGGGTCTTACCTTTACGCTGAAGCCGAACAAGGTTTTCAAGCACCGACCCTGTTCAAGGATCATGGCGATCACATCATCTGCTACCGACCGAATATCGAACTGTGTGATGCTATTGAAAAACTTTGGGAAACGGAGCCTGACGATAAAAAGTGGCAGGCTATGCGCTATGAGGTTGAGGACAATCGGTTCAACGCTCGGTTCGAATTTCCTGATGAACTCAATCCCGACGAATGGGTTGATGATCGGCTCGAACGCGCAGTGGCCGAACGATATGGTGACAGACCAATAATTTATCCCAAACCTGACGGGACTTACCAAACTTTGACTTTAGGTGATTTTCCCGACGACGATGGAACTGGTCCAAGCTAACCGTCATCACTCTCCGGCGCGTATAATGCCATTCACTGCTATATTCGGTCGGCTGGATGACCATCATTGGCTCCCTCATTTTTGGACTGCCAGGGAGTCGGCTTATGCCGATTGCCGTAATACGGGTGTAACGGAATTTTAGCTCAATCCGTGGCATGGCTCAGGCGATGGCCGCTGGCCGCAAACTGCGAGGCCAACGTTTACCCAACGAAAATAGGAGATTGGGATGGCAACCGAAGAAATGGGCGATATGCTCAACGGCATTGGACAGCATCTGGCCGATATTCTCGAACAGCACCCCGATGGGTCATATATGTATGCCGAAGTGGATGAAGGCTCCTGCGAAGCAGGTGTTTTTCTCGATGAAGGCGAACAGGTGGTCTATTTTGATCCGAGTGACGAGCTGTTCGACGCCCTGTTCGACCTGTGGGAGTTTGCCGAGGCGGATAAGAAATGGGTTGTAATGCATTATGAAGTAAAAAACGGAGCGTTCGCCGTCCGCTTTTCCTATCCTGATCAAATAGATCCTGAAGAATCAAGCGTTGAACGTCGGGAGCGCGCATTGCATGAGCGTTATGGCGACAAGCCTGTCATCTACTCTGAGCCAGACGAAAGTTACCATATGCTAACGTTGGACGATTTTCCCGACGACGATGAAACTGGTCCAAGCTAGCCGTCATCACTTTCCGGCGCGTGTAATGACATTCGCCGCCCAAGATATTGTATTTTGAAGCTTTGCTGTTGCAGCAAGCCAATCGCTGCCTGCGATGAATAGCAGGATGCATATGGTCATGAAGAACCATCATCCCATTGGCGCAACATAACCCGTCTTTGGGTTACCCACATACAGGAATTTCCGATGACAGAAAATAACCTTCAAGGTCTGCTGGAGCAGGCCTCCGAAACTGGTGCCCGGCGTGCGCTGGCCCGTTTGGGTTTGGATGACGCCAGTGCCGCCAAGGATATGAGCGAGCTGCGCGAGCTCTTGTCCGCCTGGCGCGATGCCAAGCGGTCGGCGCGCAAGGCGGCGATTGGCTGGGTCGTGCGCATGGTGCTTGCGCTGTTGCTCATCGGGCTGGCGGTAAAGCTGGGCCTGTTGGGGCTGGTCAGCCAGTGAGGCTGGCTGGCTATGCCGCCATCTTTGATGCACCCGACAAGGGCGGCGATATCGTGCGCAAGGGTGCCTTTGCCCGTGCGGCTAAAGCGGGCGTTCCATTGCTGTGGCAACATGATCGCAACCGGCGCATTGGCTATGTCGAAAGTCTAAGCGAGGACGCGCGCGGATTGCGCGTCATTGCCCGGTTGGATGACGAAGAAACGCCGGTGCAGGCCGGCACGGGCCTGTCCTTTGGCTATCGTGTTCGGGCCATGAATAAACAGGATTACCGGGAGCTGACGGACCTTGATCTCATTGAGGTCAGCGTCGTCACGCATCCCATGCAACCGCTCGCCCGCGTGTTGGCCGTCGAGGCCGCAGCGGCGGGCACAACATCCATCACCCAAGGAGAATGATATGGATTATGAAACCAAAGCTGACGCGCTCGACGCGGTTTTTGAAGGGGCGGTGGCTGCCGCCGCTGTGACCCGGCCCGTTTTGTCGGGGACGACTGTGGCCGACCCCGCAAAATCGGCCTTTGTGGACGGCTATTTGCGCCGCGGCTCCGAAGTGGAACTGAAAAGCTTTTCGGGCGTCGTTGCCGCCGATGGCGGATTTGCCGTTCCGCGCGAAATTGATGAAATCATCGATTCCACGTTGAAGGCGATCTCGCCCATCCGTGCGATTGCCAATGTCGTCCGCGTCGGATCGTCGGGTTATCGCAAGCTGGTCACGCAAAATGGTGTGACGTCGGGCTGGGCTTCGGAAACCGCGACACGCCCCGAAACCGCGACGCCGACATTCAACGAAATCGTCCCAAGCTTTGGCGAGCTTTATGCCAATCCAGCCGCGACGCAGGCGATGCTTGATGATGCGGCGTTTGATGTTGAAAGCTGGCTCGCCAGCGAAATCGCGACCGAATTTGCAAAGGCAGAAGGCGCGGCATTTGTGAATGGCAATGGCAGCAATAAGCCCAAGGGCTTTTTGACCGCGCCAACCGCGGTGACAGGCGATGCCACACGTCCATTTGGCACACTTCAACATGTCGCATCGGGTGTGGCGGGTGCCTTTGCCACTTCAAACCCGCAGGATAAGCTCGTCGAATTGGTCCACGCCTTGCGCGCGCCTTATCGTCAGGGTGCAACCTGGGTGATGAATGCGTCTACGCTGTCGGCGATCCGCAAGTTCAAGACCACCGATGGTGCGTTCATTTGGCAGGCGGGCCTAAGCGCGGGGCAGCCGGATACCCTGTTGGGATATCCCGTGGTTGAGGCGGAAGATATGCCCGACATTGCGGCCAACAGCCTGTCGATCGCCTTTGGCAATTTCAAGGCGGGCTATCTGATTGCCGAGCGCACCGAAACCAACATCCTGCGCGATCCATATTCGAACAAGCCCTATGTCCATTTCTACGCAACCAAGCGTTTGGGCGGCGCGCTGATCAATTCGGAAGCGATCAAAGTGATGAAGTTCGCCATTTCCTGATTGCGCGAAAATCTCCCCGCCTATGGGTGGGGAGATCCCTTCGGAGAACGACATGACCATATTTGTTTTTCAACGCGGCGAAACCATTTCGCTCGCGCTTGACGCTGTGACGGGTGATCCCCTTTCCGTCACGGCGATCAGCGCGGCGATGAAGGCAGTGGCCCCTGGCCGGACAAGCGTGAGCGCCGCCGCGCCTGTGGCTGCTGCCTTTAACATTATACCGCGGACAGCATCGGGTGACGTGCCGGCGGGATGGAACCTGACGGTGGGGGCGGCGCAAAGCGCGCTTTTGCCGGCGGGACATTATCTGGCGGATGCGCGGATTGCGGTCGGCGGCGGGGTTATCATCACCGAAAGCATCAGCATCACGTTGCGCGAAAGCGTCACGGCATGACGATGCTTTTGCAATGGCGACAGCCACCGCCAACCATATTGGCGCGCTGGCGCGGGCCGGATGGCACGCTTGCACCGACCATATCGGCGTCATCCATCGGGTCGGTTCCCACCATCATCGGGCCGCCGGGACCCACTGGGCCAACTGGCCCTGTGGCCGATATCATCGACGGCGGCACATTTAATTAAGGATCATATATGCCAAGAATTCAAATAAAGCGCGGCTTGAAAGCCAATTTGCCGACAGCATCGATGTTGGCGGGTGAGGCACATTTTACCACCGATCGTGGCACATTGCACATCGCCACTGGCGCGACGGCGCGGCTGCCCGTTGTGCCTGCTATTGACGATCTTGCGACCGTCGCGTCAGTCGATGGCGCAGCGGACTTCCTCATCTTGCACGACGCATCTGCAGTGGGCCAAAAAGAAGCGAAGATTACGGTCAACGCGTTCAAAGCGGCGTTGAACATCCCTGCGTCTGACGTTGATGAAAAAGCGGCGGTGGTTGCAGGCGGCACATCTGGTTATATTTGGGGCACAAATGGAACCGATGGGGTTATAAGACTGAATAACTCCATGGTGTGGACGAAAGATGCCGCGAACGCCTTTGTCACGCTGGCGGTGGGCGATGTGGACTGCGGAACATTCTGATGCCCAGCCTTTCCCATAAACGGGGAACGCGCGCGCAAGTCGATGCCGCTGCTGCTGCCAACGCGTTGCGCGTGGGTGAAGTGTATCTGATTACCGACGAGGCGCGGCTGACCGTCGGAACAAGCGCAAGCACGCATCAACCCGCCGCGAAGCAGGGTGAAGGCGGTGGCGATCCATGGACGTGGATCAAGCTTGCCGCCGACGTTGCCAATAATACCGTCACACATGCCGCTGCGACGGGTCTGTCTTTCGCCGCTGCGGCCAACACCATGTACCTTGTTGAGCTTATCGGGACCTTTCAGTCGGCGATAGCCACAACCGGCATTGCGGTTGCCCTCGATATCCCGTCCGGGACCGTGGCTGGCATGGCCGTTCATCAGTCAAATGCAACAACGCTTACCGGTACCGAACAAATTGCCGACGGGGTAACGACAGGGGCCACAACAGGTGTGCGCGCTGCGGCAACAAATATCCCGATAAGGGCCAATTTCGTCGTCTCGGTGGGCGCGACGGCGGGGCAAGTTCAATTGCTGTTCCGGTCCGAAATCGCGGGTTCAGCAGTCACATTAAAGGCCGGACTTACGGCCATGGGCTGCCGGATTATCTAAAAGGAAATTGAAATGCTGAGCATGGAACCGCTCGGCCTCGACAGCGTGATGCTGGACGAGGTGCGAGCCTATTTGCGTGTCGATGCGGACATGGACGACAGTGCGTTGGCGGCGGCGATCCTCGCGGCGATTGGTCACGCGGAACAGTTTACCCGCCAGGCCCTTTTGCGCCGCGCGGGAACCGAAATTGTCACCGCGGGCAGCGGATGGCAGGTTTTGCAGACGCTGCCCGTTCATGCGATCACCAATGTGACGGGCATTCCAGCCGACGGTGCAACTTTTGCGCTTGCCAGCTCGGCATGGGAGCTGAAACTGTCATCACAAGGCGAAGCCTATTTCCGTGTGCTTCAACCCGGCAGTGCCGGGCGTGTGGAAATATCGATGACCGCTGGTTTGGCGACCGATTGGGCAAGCTTGCCGGAGTCACTCCGGCTCGGCCTCCTGCGGCTGGCGGGCTATTTTTATAATAATCGCGACAGCGCCAGCGACGATGGCCCGCCAGCGGCTGCCTTGGCGTTGCTGCAACCCTGGCGCCGGATGCGCGTTGCATGAGCGGCGAATTTGCAGGCAATCTGCGCGAACGCGTGGATATCGAAACCCGCCTTGGCGACCGTGACAGTCTGGCGGGGGCATCGGGCAAATATCGCTATGACGGGCAGGTATGGGTTGCGGTCTCGCCCTTAATGCCCGGCGATGTAAGCCGTGCGGATGCTTTGTCGGCCCTGCCGCGCTGGCAAGTGACCATGCGCAAGCGTGAAGGTGTGGGCCTTTCCACGCGCTTGGCATGGCGCGGCAAATATCTCGCGGTGCGCGCGGTGTTGAGCGATCCCGCTGCGCCAGCACAGATGCGGCTCACCTGTGAGGAGGTTCGGTGAACGCGGACCGGATCACAGCAAAGGCCGCTGCATTGGCGGAAGGCCGTGTTGACGACATTTGCGATCAACTCATGCAGGCACCACGCCCCGTTGGCGTCAATGCGGAGCGCATCGGCGATGGCATCTGCCTTGTCGGCAAAAGCCTGCGGCGACGCATGCTCGATGACCCCCAATTAAGGAATTTTGGACGATGAATAGCGCCATGCACACGCTTCAGGCAGCCGCAGTGGCTGCACTGACAGCGCACCCCGTTTTGGCCAATGCGCTGACGGGCGTGTATGACGGTCCGCCGCCGCGGGCAGCATTTCCCTATGTCGCCATAAACGACGGGATCGCCAGCGATTGGAGCACGAAGACCATTGCGGGCCGCGAAATCCGGCTGGCGTTGACGGTTTGGGACGATGGCGAGTCCACCACCCGCTTGTCCAACCTGATGTCGCATGTCGAGGACGCCGTTTCGGCCATACCCCGCGACCTTCCGGATTGGCGCATCGCGAGCCTCGTCTTCCTGCGGTCGATGGTCGTGCGCGATCCGGCCGGGCCATGGGCCGGGCTGGTTGAGTACCGCGTGCGGTTGCTCGCGATCTGACGCCCGCGAACGGCGCATAATCACATATCTCCTCGCCGCTTGGCGGGGCATTTTCGAAAGGAAAAGGCTTATGCCTGCAGAAAAAGGAAGCGCCTTCCTGTTGAAGGTTGGCGACGGCACATCGACGCCTGTGTACGCAACGGTTGCGGGGCTACGCACCACGCAACTGTCGATCAATGGCGATCCGGTTGTCATCACCCATAAAGGCAGCGGCGCGTGGCGCGAGCTGCTTTCGGGCGCGGGCGTGCGTTCGGTTTCGGTTTCCGGCGCTGGCGTCTTTACCGGATCGACCGCAGAGACGCGGATTAAGAATAACGCACTGTCCGGCCTGCTCGACGATTATGAATTGAGCTTTGAAAGCGGTGACCGGTTGCGTGGCAAATTCCTTGTCGCGCGGCTGGACTATGCCGGCGATTTCAATGGCGAGCGATCCTATACGCTGGCGCTTGAAAGCAGTGGTCAGGTGACATCCTTATGAACCGGCCAGCCAATGCCCTGCGCGGTGAGGCGACGATTGCGGTTCAAGGCGGGCATATATTGCTGCGGCCCACCTTCGCGGCTTTGGTGGCCTGTGAAGACGAACTTGGGCCGCTCTTCGCCTTGGTCGAACGTGCGGCTGCGGGGGGACTGAAGCTATCGGAAATGGTCAGTCTGTTTTGGCATTGCCGAGCTGACGCCGATGCCGGGGTGACGCGCGCCGACTTTAGCGAGCGCCTGACGCAAGCGGGTCTTGCGGCGATGACGCCTGCGCTCAAAATTCTGCTTGGGCAGATTTTAAGCGGGCGATGACATTTGGTGAAACCGCATTGCGGCTAAGCGCGATCTGCGCGCTACAATTGGGGTGGCGTCCGGACGAATTCTGGAATGCGACCCCAGCGGAGCTGCTCTGCATTTTGCAGGGTGCCGACGGCCAAGACGCGGCCCCGCCTGACCCGAACGAGATTCAAAAACTGATGTCGCTGTTTCCAGATAAAGCGACCGGAGACCAATGATGGACGAAGAAATCGACAGGCTGGTCGTATCGGTCCGCGCCGATACCCGCGCCTTTGCAAGCGACGTAGCGACGATGCGTGCTGAACTTGACGGCCCCTTTGCCGATGGCCTTGAACGCGCAGGCTCCGCATTGGAACGCGGCCTTGCCGGTGCCATACAGCGCGGGAAGTTCGGCTTTGAAGATTTGCGCAGGGTTGCGCTGTCCGTGCTTTCGGAAATTGCCAGATCTGCGATACAGGCAGGGCTCAATAACATGAATGGCGGTGCATCTGGCGGTGGCGGCTTGCTTGCGTCATTGGGTACATTTTTGGGCGCTGCACTTGGCGCACCGGGACGTGCGACGGGCGGTCCAGTGTCGCCAGGCAGGGCGTACCGCGTGGGTGAGCGCGGGCCAGAGCTGTTCGTTCCAACGACCAGCGGGCGTATCGAAACGGGTGGGGCTGCCGGTGCGCCAACGCACGTGCGGCTGACCATCAACGTGTCGGATTCGGGCAAGGGCAGCGCGCCTGCAGCACTTGAGCGATCTTCGCGGCATGTGGCGCGCGCGGTTCGGCAAGCGTTGGCGCGGGATTGAACCATGGCATATTGGCTTTGCGACCAAAGACGGCAGCAGAAATCTGTGCCCGTCATGCGCTTTGATCCACGTTTCTGGACGGTCAATTTCCCGCGCCCGATGATGGCATCTGTGGTCACGACGGAACCGGAATCTTTGCGTGCGGACGCCATATTTTATCGCAGCGATGATCTGGCCGGATTGATCTGGGACAGCGCCGATCATTGGGATCACCCCTTATTGGCCTATGAAACCAACCGCGATTACCGCCGGTTGACGATGAAATTCCGGTGGCGGTCGGCGGGTATCATGCCGCTTGATGCCGTCAACGGCCCAACGCTCACCATCAACGGTCGCGATGCAACAGGCGTGGCCAAAAGCTGGTACATCCGTCTTTGGAATTACGCCGTTGGCACGCCGGAAGATGCCGAAATCATGCTTGACTTCAGCAACCTTGAGGGCGGGTTTCTTTTGCCACAAGAGGCAGACCCAGTCTTTGCAGGCGACATTGACCAGATTTTCATATCGCTCATCCCGCCGGGATATACCGGCTTGCCGAGCAATTTGCCTGCGCCTGTTGAAGCGTGGGTGGAATTGACGGGGATTAGATGCGACGGGGCTGGCGTCATGCTGGACACCGGCGATGTCATGATACCCGAGCATGACCTGAAAATGGCAACCGGATATGACGATGCCTATAACCAGACCCCTGCGCGGCTGGTGCGCCAAATCCATGCGCTTGGTTACCGGCAAACGATCAATCATTATGTCGGCATGAGCCATTATTTCCGGCTCGAGCCATTAGGTAACGGACATTATGTCAGCTTGGCAGGTGGTGCGCTCAACGCGCCCTGCCGGGCGTGGCACCGAAATTTTGCGGCACAGGCAAAGTTGTGGGGTTTCGATCTGATTTTCTCGCTCAGTTATGAATTGTTCGATGCGCATTGCTGGAATGATTGGAAACAACGGGCGGAAAATGGTGACCGCGCACTAACCGGATGGGTCCCGCCATCCACGTTGCTGTCGCCTGCGCATATTGGGGCGATGAACTATCTCAAGGCGGTCGCGCGGGCCTTTGTATTCATCTTGAAAGAAGCCGGACTGCCGGTGAAGTTTCAGATTGGCGAGCCATGGTGGTGGATCATGCCCGACGGCCGCATCTGCCTGTATGATGCGGCTGCGACTGCTGCATTTGGAACATTGTCGGTCAGCATATCGGACATAAAGGGTTCAAAGTCGCCGGCGCAAAAGGCCATGCTGGACCGGGCAGGCGCGATACTCGCGGCGTCCACTGCGTCCATCTGCGCGGCTGCGACGGATGAGGCAGGATCGGCTGGCATAGAGACATTATTGTTGGTCTATCTGCCAACGGTTCTTGATCCGTCCGCACCCGAAGCCGTGCGTGCCAATGTTCCATTGGAATGGTCCGCGCCCGCGTTCGATGTGCTTCAGCTGGAAGATTATGACTGGGTCACATCGGACAACCACGGCGCCACGCGGCGGGCGGTTCCGCTGATGGCACAACGGCTTGGCTATCCCATTGACGCGCAGCATTATTTTAGCGGCTTCGTTCTGCGCCCTCAAGACAAGGCGCAGTGGAGGGACATTGAGATTGCCGCGCGCGCAAGCCGGGCACGGGGCACAGCGGAAACCTTTATCTGGGCGCTGCCGCAGGTCGCCCGTGACGGATTTACCTATTTCGAAATTGGACAGGAGGATGCGGCTGTGCAGGAATTTGATGACGTGCTTTTCCCGCTGGACATTGGCCGCGAGGCGGAAGTGACGGCGGAGTTTTCGACCAATATTGTCACCACCCTATCGGGGCATGAACGCCGCAACAGCAGCTGGGAAAATGCGCGGCTTAGTTATGATGTTAGCCCGGGTGTTCGGTCCGAAAATGATCTTGGCATCTTGCTTGCGTTCTTTCGGGCGCGGCATGGGCCAGCGGTCGGATTTCGCTTTACCGATCCGTTCGACAACAGTTCGCATGTGATGACTGGTGCGCCCGACAAATTGGATCAAATCTTGGGAACAGGCGACGCCGTGCGCACCGCATTTCCGCTCATCAAAACCTATGGCGCCGACGGTCAGATAAGGCGCATTACCCGGCCCGTGCCGACGTCTGTGACGGTTGCGGTAAACAACGTGGCGGCAACAGGTTGGTCGCTGAATGCTGGCGGAATAATCGAATTTCAAACTGCGCCTGCACTGGGTGCCGTTATCACGGCGGGTTTCCGTTTTGATGTGCCTGTGCGCTTTGCAACGGACCGGCTGGATTTTGCGCGGGCAACCTTTGGCGCGGGCGATATGCCGACGATAGCATTGGTTGAAATTCGGGAAGCCACCTGATGGACGCCTGGATGGATGGGCCGCTTATCACGGTCGCTTATGGCTGGCGGTTGGAACGGACCGATGGCGTCACCGTGGGTTTTACCTCGCATGATGCCGATGTGCTGCATGACGGCATTTTGCTGAAATCCAGCCCCGGGATGCAGCCCACGACGGTCGTGCAAAGCGTTGGGTTGGAGAATGACGGATTGGATGTCTCCGGCGCACTGACGTCGGACTTGATCCGGCAGGATGATTTGATGGCTGGCCGATGGGACGGCGCATATTTGGAGATATTTCTTTTTGACTGGTTAGCGCCCGCACGTGGAAAGCGCGTGTTGGCGTCTGGCGAACTGGGTGCGGTTTCCTTTGCGGATGATGCATTTGCCGCCGAACTATTGGGCATCCAATCGCGTCTTGATAAAGCTGTGGCGTCCCAAACCACGCCTTCGTGCCGCGCGCAATTTTGCGATGCAGCCTGCGGGCTAAGCCGCGAACGCTTTCGTCATTTGGCGACCATATCGCATGTCCAAGGCTATGAGATTTCGGTGAACGGCGGTGTGCCATTTACCCCCGGCCAATTGGCATATGGAAGCGTGCGTTGGCTGACGGGTCCAAATGCGGGGCTGGAATTTAGCATCGTGGACAATGACACGGCGGTGTTGGAACTGCAGACGATGCCACAGGCGCCGGTTCATGCGGGTGACATGATACAAGTGATCGAAGGTTGCGACAAGCTGATGACGACCTGCGCAACGCGGTTTGGCAACGGCATCAATTTCCGTGGCGAGCCCTATCTGCCGGGAAATGATTTGCTGACGCGGTACCCCGGTGCAAATTAGGATCGCGCCGGCCGTCACGGGGCAGCAAGCCAAGGTTGCGCAAACCGCGCTCGATTTGCTTGGCGTTCCGTTTTTGCTGCATGGGCGTTCGGCAGACGCAGGGCTCGATTGTGTTGGTTTGGCCGGACTGTGCCTTTCTGCTGTGGGCAAAGACGCGGCTGTGCCCACCGACTATCGGCTACGCGGTCAACATATCGAGCGCGCCTATGCATATTTTGACGGGCGGCATTTCTCGCGGGTTTCGGACGGTTCAGTGGTTGCCGGAGACATTTTCTTGCTGGAACCGGGCGTCCGGCAAATTCACCTTGCTGTCGTGACACATGCAGGCGCGGTGCATGCGCATATGGGTCTAGGCCGCGTAGTCGCAACGCCCTTGCCGCTGCCGTGGCCAACAATCGCGCAATGGCGCCTTACCGGAGACTGACATGGCAACGCTTGTTTTAACGGCTGTTGGTTCTGCCTTTGGCGGGCCGATCGGCGGCGCGATTGGCGCTGCGCTGGGGCAGAAAATCGACGGGGCATTATTCGCGCCTGCCGCGCGTGAAGGAAGCCGGCTGAAGGAGCTGGCCGTCCAAACATCGAGCTACGGCACGCAAATTCCCGCTATATTTGGCGCGATGCGTGTTGCAGGAACGGTGATTTGGGCAACCGACCTGATCGAAGATCGCGCAAAAAGTGGCGGAGGTAAGGGGCGCGCTTCGACGGTCAACTATGCCTATAGGGTCAGCCTAGCGGTCGCGGTGTCAAGCCTGCCAGTAGCCCGATTGGGCAGAATATGGGCGGATGGCAATTTGGTCTGCGGGTCTGACGGCGCATTAAAAATAGACACCCAATTGCGTTTCTATACGGGCCATGGCGATCAGCAGCCTGACCCATTGCTCGCATCTGCTGAAGCTGTTGGTCAATGTCCCGCGCACCGCGACATGGCCTATGCCGTGTTTGAAGATTTGCAGCTGGCCGATTTTGGCAACCGCATTCCATCTTTCACCTTTGAGGTGTTCGAACGCGACGGGCCATTGTCGCTGCCAGCATTGTTTCATTCGCTATCGGATGGCGACCTCTCGGCGGAAAGCACGCACTCCATCGTTGGTTTTGCCGCGGGCGGAGCGAATATGCGAGAGGCGATTGCGCCGATATTGGATGCCTTTCCAGTCGAGCTCATCACGCGGGACGGCAACCTTGTCGCCCGCGACGTCGGCGCGAACCCTGACCAACCAACCCAAATTGTCGTCGCTGTCGAAGAAGATAGGCGCAAATTGGACCCGCCCAATCACCGGATAGCACCCGCCGGACAAATTCCCGGCACGGTCTCGCTGCGTTATTATGATCCGGATCGTGATTATCAGGCTGGCGTTCAACACAGCATCAGCAAATCTGGCGGACGTGGCGAAGCCAGGTTGGAGTTGCCTGCCGTCCTCGGTGCATCCACGGCCAAGCGCTTGGTTGAGTTGAAAGCGGGACATGCGCGCTACGCACGGGGCACGCTCACCGCAACGGTCATAACCTCTGCCATATTGCTGCAGCCTGGCGATTGCTTCCTCTCCGCCGACGGGAAAAAATGGCAGATCGACGAAATCGAACATGGATTTGGCACGGCGCACATTAAGGCGCGAATGGCGGCTGGGCCAGTACCGCTCGATCAGATGATAGCTACCCCGGGCCGCCACATTCCGTCCGTAGATCAGTCAATTGGCGAGACCCGAATTGCCATTATTGACTGCCCGCTGATTGCCGAGCGCGATACAAACCAAGCGGTTTTGGCGGTCTTTGCCGGGGGGACGGAGGCGGGCTGGAAGCGTGCCGCTCTCTCAATCCAAAATGAGGGCCAGCTGTTCGATATTGGCGGAACTGCGCCACAGGCTGTGATCGGGACAACGCAGAACGCGCTTGGATCACATAGTGCATTATTGATTGATGAGGTGTCATCTCTCGAGATCGAATTGCTCAATGGATCGATGTTGCTTGCCAATCGTGACACGCACCCTCTGGCATCGGACGCTCCGGTCTTTCATATGGGCGGTGAATTTATCCGCGTCGGCCGGGTGGCTGCGTTGGGCGCCAAACGATATCGCCTGTCCCGTTTCGCGCGCGCTTGTTTTTCGGATCAACTGTCGGCGCCGGCGCATGCGGCTGGTTCCCGGATCGTTTGGATGGACCCTGCCTCCACGCGGATAATTGCGGCAACAGACTATCACATTGGCCAGACGATAACCGTTGAGGCGCAAGGTCTTGGTGACATCAACCCGGTTGTTGCGACGGCTGTGGCCAATGGACGGGCGATAACACCTTTGGCGCCTGTCCATGGCCGCGCACGACGTGAGGCAAATGGAGATATTCACCTCAATTGGGTCCGACGTTCGCGCCTAGACCTTGGGTGGGTTGATGGGGTTGATCAACTCATGGTTGAAGATCGCGAGGCCTATCATGTCCGGTTGTTAGCTGACGACAACATCTTGCGCGACTGGACAGTATTCGAGAACGCGTTGCATATTTCGGCCGACGATTACGCCGGCCTCGGGGTACAGTCAGGCAGCGAACTCGGTTTCAGTGTCCAGCAGATAGGCCGATTTACACAATCCACGCCGCTCTTGTTCGGCCTCGCATAA